TAACAATTCGTGACGCTACGTCACTTTGAACACAGTACATTTCTGTACCATTGGCTAAATTATAAAGTTTATCTGTTGCATACTGAGCATTGTAACAGGATTCATAGTCTTTAAACCAAACTATTGTTTCTGCTTCTTCTGATTTGAGTTGATAAACTAGAACTAATGCAGTGAAGAAATCCATTGCAATCCTTTCTATCTTTGGTATTCATTGTTTGGGGTGATGAGCGTGAGTATGGTTAGGTCACGCACTGCAATTACTTTCTTGTCACCTCACGACATTTCTTTTTTTACTTTTTCTACTGAAGATCTGCTGACTCCACAGACCATCGAAGTAGAACTTACGCACCACCCTCTTTGTAAAAAGTATACTATGTCTTTGATTTCACTGGCTTTTAACGGGTCGTTGCGCCAACCGTCACCTCTGGTTACTGCTTGCTTCGTTACCTTTGGCTCTTTCTTTATTCGTGTTCCAAATTTTTTATTTTGTTTGGCTGCTATTTGTTTTGCATCAGCAAGCATTGCTTGTGCTAATTCTTCTTCTGTCATTTGTTACTCCAAAAAAAAGGCCGCCCCTTTCGAGGCGGCAAGGTATACGCATGGTCTTGTTTAACAAAACAGGCAGTGTCCATGCGGAGAACTATGTTGCTATTAAAACGGAATCTTGTCATCTTTCAAGCCCGAATTTGATTCTTGTTGTTTTTGTTGAGGGTCAGATATTTCTACACTCATGTATGGCTTTTCATCTTTCATGCGTATCCAAGATGCAATGCGCTTTAACATTGGTGGTGTAGTCCAAGGCATACGCTTATCATTGGGATTGTACATAGTCCCAGTATAAGCAGGTGCGCCTTCTTTGCTATTGTCATTTGGAAACATCACCCCGACTTTTTCAAAGACTTCAATTAATTCTTTTTGATCGCGTGTCATTCTTCTTACGAATGCATAACGAGAGTCACGACCTGCAACATTTATGCTGCCTTGTAGTATAAGTTCCATGTCTTCGAATGGAGGCCATAACGCTCCATCATTTGTTTTGTCATATTCTGCCATGCTTTTGGCTCCTTGTTTAAAGTTGGTGAGGGGTTCTTGGGGAAAACCTGCCCCTCGATCAGGCCGTATAATCGCAATAGAGATTGCTTCCCCAAGAATTAGCTAGGCCATTTAGTTACAACATTCTTTGTTGCTTTGCTTACTTCGGTGCTTCGCCCTGACTGCGGCACCGAAGTTCGCGCAACAGCATCATTGCCATCATCATCTTCTGTAGGCAAGTTCAGTAGCGATAGGATGCCGTAACGTCTGGCATAAGTGATCGCACTGCCTAAGCCTTGCATATCATTTTTGCCAAGTACCAGAGGTATTTCTGTATAGATGCCATCACCATCTACATGTTTAATTTCTGTAGTGATGCACATACCATGCTCATTGTTAATACCTCTGTGAAACAGAAAGAATCCATTGTTCTTCAATGGTTCTGTTACAGCATCTATTACATTCTCAAGTGTAGCATAGTTGCTTTTGAAGTGAGGGTTGCGACCATCACGCTTGATAGGTTGTATTTCATCACGAACCTTCAATAGTTTTTCAGTTAAGTTAGACTTTGTCATTGTGTGCAGTTCTCCTTGTTATGCGGATTGCTCCGCGTTTATCACGTTTTAGTCTGACGGTATCACAGAATACTTCTCGTTCGTTATGACCGACCATATCCTTGAGATTCTTTTTCGCTCTGTCATTGATCTGAGCGGCGTTGAGTGTGCTGATGTATGAGTGCGCTTCTTCGACAAACTGATTGTCTCTTGATGCGTCACGTACCACCATTTGATCCAGTATGATTTCTTTTGTGGAGAGAACTTCGGTCTCAAAATCAACTGGCCTTTCCTTGTTTTGAACGTGTGTCCAGAATTGTGTAACCAACTCCCACATTTGATTGAGATAGTCTTGGTTGTAAGCAATGTGTAAACACTCCCATTTACTGTTACCAAAAATAACAGACAGGTATGCCCCATCTGCTTTTGCAATGTGACAATATAATTGTATTTGTGGCATGTATTTGTTTACGACTTTGTCCATATTATAAAAATTATTTGTATGCTTTGCTTCGATAATATTATTTTCACCTTGGATTGCACCATCTATTGTACCTTTGACTGGTATATTATTGATTGATGCTATGTATTCTTTTTGGTGTGCAACAACAGCTTTGGCTTCATGCATTGCAAACCATTTAAGATTAAAGTTTTCAGTATGTATGCCAAGCTGCACAGGAAGATTACGAAGTAAAGACTCTGGTTCTTTAATGCCAGTCTTTACTTCCCATAGTTCTTCCCATTCGCCTCCTACTATTTTGACGCAATCACTGCCGCCAATAAAACCTTTTCGTTCCATATAGTTCTCCATTTGTGGGCATTTAGATGCCTATTTATTTGCCTACACTACTGCACTTATGCAGTTGATGCAAGCTCTTTGAAATGCTTTTCCCCATAAGCTTGTGCTTCTTCGAGGCTTTTTATTTTTTGTTCGGCAAGGTCTTTGTTGAAGTTATCATACAGTCTGCCTTTGAGTTCTGTACGATACGGCTCAAGTTCAGCTTTGGTTACATAGCCAAAGTGAACAAGAGCAGCAGCTTCTTTACCATAGATAAAATGTTCGCCAATCTTTTGATTTTGTTTTATTCGATTGGCTGTGACTCGATAGGTATCTACCTTCCAATGCTTTGCTCGATCAAAGTCTGGTTGATAAATTTCTTTGGATGGTCTGCTTAGACTAGCTTCCCACATTTGTTTGGTAACAACTTGTGTTAATGATTTAGTTTTCATAGAAGTCCTCCGTTTTTGTATACTCACCCTTGTTGTTTGCTAATTGTGTTGCGCTCTTTCTTGGGCGTGTTCGAAAAAAACCTTTGTACTCTGGAAAGGTTTCCATAAATTTTCTTGCATACCATGCGCGATGGTTATTGCTTAGTTTGAATTGTGTTTTACCATTTACATCTGGCACATCTGTTTCCCAACGAATGCGCTCGAAGATAGCGTTGACTGAGTAATGTTGATAGCCTCGAGCAATAATCTCTTTGGTAAACTTTACAAAAAGTATTGACACTCGTGGGTATTTTTTATGAAACTCTTCAGCCTGTTCATTCATTTCTTCTTCACGAGTTTTCATGACGCGCATCCTTCATAAGATTATATATTCTAGTAAGATAGCTTCTTAACTTTTCTACTTCTTCAATAGAAAAACTATTCATCCAACCGTCAATATTGGGATCGGAAGAAAGTAACTGCAAATAAAGTTTATCAGGAAATGAGTTTGAATATTCTAATATTAGATCACGCTTAATAGTATTGTCAGCATCATCCATTAGGTGGACTACATCAACTCGTAGCCGTCTTGTCTCCATCATTTTTTCTGTCATTTAAGTTCTCCATTATGGTTTGAAATTGTTCGCCACTCATTATGACGAGCGTTTGCGGAGTTCCTCTCCGTCTTTTATAGAAGGCAATGTCTCTGCCTTCGAGGACACTGAAAGGGTTAGGAAACCCAGACTTGTCTCTATACTTTACTTCTCCCACCAGTTCTTGGTCTTTGATTGTGAGCTTGATGTCGCCTGAATACTCTCCTCCCAAGCTGCCCGAGAGGGGTTGGCGTTTCGCTTTGATCTGCGCTTTGATTTCGTTAAGCCATTTGACAAACCACTTTTCGTGGTAGGTTCCTTTTGACTTGTTATTGTTTGCCATCTGTCTTCCTCATAACAACGCAAGCATACATACCAATGCTTTTCGTTTGTTCTTCGATGATTATTTTTAAGTATTGCTACAAAGTATTCAGACATTTGATCGCAAGCAATACAATGAGCTTTATTCCTCTTTCCTTTTTTTGATTTCAATGTCGTATCCTAATGCATCAAGCCAACACATTAATAAAAAACCAGAAGGAATTCTTTTGTGTTGCTCCCATTTATGAACCAATGATTCGGTGCAACCTATTATTCCTGCCAATTTATCTTGGCTAAGTTTCTTTTCGTGCCTCGCTGCGATAAGCATTGTTATCATTTGATTGTAGTTGTGAGGCAATCTCGTGTTGATCATGAATAGATTCCAAAACTTTACGAGCGGTTGTATAACGAAGATCTGTTTTATTATTTATTGTTCTGTAATAAGTAGACGTTGGCACTCCTGCTTTTTTAAAAGCAAAGAGTAAGTCAACGTCAAGATCATTCGCTGTTTGTTGTAAATAATTTAAATAAGATTTCATGCTCCACTTATGCAGTAATAATATTTACTTTGTCAAATAAAAAGGGGGGTATTTACACTTACCCCCCTTGCACAATCACCTTCAAAGGAGCAAAGGCTTGTGCTGCCGTGGTTATGTGTACCAGATATGAATATTCACATTGTTGATGATGATAGCACATTCCAAACTAATCAGCATCTTCGCACTCACGGCTTACGAATCCTAGACCACCACATTCATCACAGTTTTCAGTGACTTCTTCCAAAGATGGTGGGCTGTCTCGACTTATCCATGACTCTGGCCTGTCGTATGTTATTGTGCCAGAGCCATCGCATTCTTGGCATTCTTTATTTAACGTCGAAAATTTCAAATCCGCTTTCATAATAATACCTCGGTAAGTTTGTTTCTTCCCAAGCTTTGATAGCTCGAGCAACCCATTTGTCTCGATCGAACTCAGGGTTCATTGCTTTGAGGTCATCACCCATTCGTTCAATGTTTGTTGGTGAGCTAGTGAGTGGCGCAAGTACCTGCGCCACATAGTCTTCTTCTTTCTCAGTCATTTGGATCTCCCAATCTAACATCAATCTCTTTGTCTGCATTGAAGCAAGTAAACTCAACTGATGTGTTGTTAGTAAAGTAAAAGACAAACTCTGTTACATGTGTGCCATGACTCATTTGCCTTCTGTGGATTTTTACAGACTCAACATTGTGTGAGTCCATGTTTAAGATATTGTTTACGATCATGCGTGTACTCCATAATATGTATCAAGTGACGCCCACTCTTTGGAATTGATAGCTCGACCAACATCACCTTCTCTGTTGAAGCTAGCAATGTGTGGTGTTCGAGCATCTTGTGTATGAGTAGACCAGTAGGTTAGGCAATTGTACAAAGCCCATTTGTTACTGCCCAACTGATTCTTTTCTTTGTCCCACAAGCCAAGCAATATTTCTAATTGCTTCTCATTTGTTTTGCTTACACCTGATTGGCGTGTGTGAGTTTTGCAAACGGTTTCTTTTAGAAAGTTTTCAACATTCCAATCTTCAATGCTTGTCTCAGTCCATCTTTCCCATTTGTTTTTGTTGGTCATAAATGTTTCGAGACCGATCTGTATTTTATTGGCACTGCCTTCTATGTTAATAGATGTTGTATGCTTAAACTTTGACATAGCTATAGCAAGACCAGAGACCATACCATTCTTACAAACAAGACGGTGGCCTTCTGCTTTTTGCATGTAGCTCCAAGAACCATCGTAGCTATTTAAGAAATCTACTTTGAAGTTCACTATGTCACCAACTTCCGCAGACTTTTTGTTTTCAATATACAAATCTCGAAAGTGGACAGTGCCTTTGAGCTTGGCTCCGTTCTCAAAGATTTGTGTATCAATATAAAAGTCTTTGGATACTTGTGACTCAAGCACAGCATCTTCGATTGAGTTTACTACATCGCTATGAAGCACAGGTTTGTAGGCACTCTTATGTACACCAAGAACTTCATTGGTATCTGTTCGAACAATTTGCTTGCTGTTCTCAAGCGGCTCGCCAGTGATAGCATTTGGTGTTGGGTGAACCTCGATTGGGAAGTTCCATTCTTCTGTATTTATTGCATCAAACATTATAGTTCTCCTTTCGTTTGATAGAGCTGCATATTTGCAGTTACAATAGATATTGTCAATACTTATTGTTTAGATAACTAACCATATCTTTTATTGCATTGGCTAAACCTATTGCGGTTGGACGATACTGAATTACCATCATGTCATCGCCTTCAGATACACACGCTATTTCATGTGTGCATATTGGTTCGCCATGATCATCTTTTAACAATGGCGAAACGTGTTGTGCTATTGAAAGCTTATGCTTTCCATGCAGCAACACAATATTATTCAATCCACTTTGACGAAACTTTATTCCGTCAATTATTAATTCACTCATTTATTTCTCCTTTTTTTTAAAAAAAATTTATAATTTTAAAACTTATTAATTTGAATCTTTGTTCCAGATACTATTATAAGTTCGATCCTCCCCCCTGTGGGTGGACATTGAACCTTACATAAAAAAAGGGGGCTTTCGCCCCCTTCTCTTACGCTGCTTTCGCCTGTCTCTTCTTCCTCTTCTGCTCCGCAGCTTCGTCCTTGTCATTGGTCTTACCACTGACATTCGTGCTGTCGCCGACTCCGTCGGTCGTCGGCACATAAGCCTCGTTGCCGAGGCTTATTCCACGAGCCGCTAGCTTGGCAGCTAACTCGTCCTTCTTGACGTCTGTCTCAGTCTCTTCGCCAGAGTCAACAGTCCAAGGTTCAAGCGGCTTGTGGGCGACTCCTGTCGCCACCTCCATCACTGCTGCGATATTATGATACATCTCATCCTGAATCGCATACTGCGTTTCAAGCCGTTCGACCCATCCTTCGGCTCTGTCAACGGCTTGCAAGGCTATCTCAGTCCCATCGCACTCCTTCGCCACGAGCTTCAGCTGCGCTGTCGCTCTGTCTAACTTGTGCTTTGTGCCTTTGACATAGCCTTGCTTGTTGGTGCGTGTATCATGCATCTGCGCCCATATGTTGTTGGCAAGACCACTGATCATCACCATTTGTGAATAGTACAGATCATTGACCTCCTTGTATGTCCCAGACTCACGATCATATCGTAACCTTGAGTCATAGAACTCAGCACAAATGGTTGCTAACGCTTGCGTTAGCGTGATCTGTGTCTCGCCACTGTATGCTGCTTTTAAGTCTGTGTTGATCATTTCATGTAGTTCTTTAGTATTCATTGTTTTCTTCCTTATGTTAAATGAATTATATGTCTTTATTGACACCCACCGCCCAACCAATCACTAAAAGGCGAAAGTCAAGTCCTACGCGACTTGACTTTTGCCTGTGATTGGTAGCGGTTTATCTTTCGTTTTCTGCATCATATGTTATCGCTTCAACATGGATCTTCTGTTCCAGAAAACACTGCTCTCTCAAAAGTTCATACTTTTTACGTTTAGCAGTTTTTTCTGCTACTCGTATCGCAGTCATCAAAAACCTGTCGCAGTGTTCATAACCTCTGCACGTGAAAAACTGAGATGATTCCTGCATCCTTCGGATTTCAGTCATCAACTCATCGTATTCACGCTGCATTCGGTTTATAGTATCTAGTTCACTCATATCTATATCTCCTTATGATTTATTGAACACCTTCAGTTCATCGTTAGGAAACCCATAGGTCATGACTTGGTGACGTTTCGTCATCTCCGTATGACGTTACGTCACCAACCGAAGGACAGACATTCAGAGCCACTTGGCACACGGAACAATAAAAATGTGTCACGCATGGCGTGACTCACTAACGCTTGTGCCAAGTCCGAATGAATGTCGTGGTCTTTGACCTATGGGATCGACTGACGTGAGCTTGACAGACGCGAGTATGCTCGCCCTGTCAAACTCACCCAGTCAATCTTGTTTCCGCTGATATGTCCTTGGCGAAGTAGAATGGGGTGAATTGCCTCGACCACTCCTCGCCAGTAATCTCTGAAGAGATTACGAATCAGGCGAGTCGACTGTCGGCAATTTAGGCTGCCAAAAGTGGGAACGGCAGCCGACCCCTTGCCCCATCGGGGCAAATGGTCATTCCCCATTCACTACATGCAACCCCCGTGTTGCTTTGCGAATCTGCCATTGCATGGCAATGGGCAGACCTACCTTCTGCCTTTCCTATCGGCCATAGCCGTAGGAAACAGGAAGGTAGAGTCCTGATTCGCAAAAGAGAGGGTTGCAACGTGTCAAGCCGTAGAATCATTGAGTGACCCCACGTCACAACCAGAGTGACGCTACGTTCGGTATTGACAAGAGATCTTGTTTTGGTGCTTTCTGGGGGGGAACTATATGGGGGGGCATCCAAAGGATCACAATGAATGATATCTTAAATAGAAAATTGACACCAAAACAAGAGGCTCTTGTGGATACACTTGTAGCCTCTGGTTGTTCGGTCACTCAAGCTGCAAAAGATGCTGGATATGCCAAGGGTGAGTCTGGAAGAGTCAGTGCTTTCAAAGCCTTACGCCAACCGCATGTCCAACAGTATATGATGAGAAGAATCAGTGAGCAGTTGGGAATGAATGCTACGGTTGCTGCTGCAAGGGTGATGCGGTTAGCTACAGGCGCGAAGAGTGAGTATGTGCAGCTGGAAGCCAGCAAGGACATACTCGATCGAGCAGGATATAAGCCTATAGATAGATCCCAAGTGCAGGTGGCTGGTGATATCAAGGTGTCCATTGATTTAGGCTAACGCCTGATCAATGACCACATAATACCCAGTTTTTTCTGACACTCTCTGTTTATAATGCATACGCCCCCAAAAACCGTTGTAACTTTCTTGCTAGGGATCGTTCACTACCATTTTTTTCTCACAAGGTATTTTGTGCGTTTGAAATAATATTTTTTTCATGTAAGGGTCGATTATGTTAAATTGGTTAAAGAGATTATGGCATGGCAAAAACTCCAGCTTGGCAGAGGAAAGAGGGAAAGAATCCGAAGGGCGGTCTAAACGCAAAGGGTCGAGCAAGTTACAAGGGGGGAACGCTAAAGCCTCCAGTAAGGAGCGGCGACAACCCTCGAAGGGCAAGCTTTCTAGCAAGGATGGGGGCAGCAAAGGGTCCCGAAAGGGACAGCAAAGGAAAGCCAACCCGTCTTCTTCTCAGCTTAAAAGCGTGGGGAGCCTCAAGCAAACAGGACGCAAGGGCAAAGGCCAGAGCGATAAGCCGAAGAAACAAAGCTAAGAAAGGAAAAGCATAATGCCTATGGGTAAGGGAACATATGGTTCACAGGTTGGTAGACCACCCAAGAAAAAAGGTCTTATAAAAAAAGGCAAAAAGATAACTATGTCTCAATATAGAAAAATATTAAAAAGTAGAACTAAGTAATGGAAGAATTTGAAAAACCCCTTAGAAAAGTAAATGCAAGTATTCGCAGGATTATGCGCGAAATAAATGCAATGAGTGATGACCACTATCAAAGAAGAGCAGGTGCTCCTTATCGTGGTGGAGATGATTTAACACGACCAGTAAAAGGCATATTCCCTGATTATGAAAGCATGGTAGAAGCTATGGAGAAGCATAGCGAAAAAGGGAACCCAACCCGAACTGAGAAATCAAAAATGAAAAAGCTTAAATCTAGGCTTAATAAATTATTTCGTCAGAAAAAATCTTTGGAAAAAAGAGAGGGTCAGTTTGGGGATCAAAAGAAACCTTACAAAACAAGACAATCTCAGCGTATTGGAGAGTCAAAGTCTAAAAAGAAACTAAGGAAGCTATCTCTTAGAGGAAGAGGCGGTGGAGGTAGCATGAAAATGCCACAAGAATATGCAAAGCCTTCTTTGTTTAGAAAGAATTGAGGATATAAATAATGGATCGGTTATCAGTAAGTGAAAGATATGGTTTAGGTTATCAGCAAGCCGAAGATAAAAAAGATCTTAAGAAATATTTAAGAAGAGTTATATCTGATAGTCAAAAGAAAATAAAAACTCTTTTAAAGAACCCCAATAAAGCGATTACTACTTTTGATAGTGAAGACGGACCTCAAAGAAGTACTAACAGAGAATTAGCTAATGAGCACAAAGAGGTAAAGAAAAGAGCTGTAAAGGACTTGAATCGACTTAATAAACAAGCAGATGACGAAAAGAATTACAATAAAAAATTTGGTCCAGATAGGGATACTGGGGAATATAAACGCAAAAGAATTTTTACTAGAACTATGAAAGGTCGTGGCGGTGGCGGTAGTATGAAGATGCCACAGGAATATACTAAGAAATCATTACTAAAGAAACCTTTATCATAATGGCTAAGAAACCAAAGAAATCCTTACTGCGCCCAAAGACTAGAGAAGATAGTCTTGAAGAGATACAAGCTAGGATTAAAGTCCTTCAGGATGAACTGGGTACATTTGATGACTTCAGAGCTAGTAGTGGTAGAGATAACCTAAAGATACTGCGCCAATATGTTGGACGCGGTTTTAGTTTTAAGGAGGGTGGATCTCCTGAAGAGAATGCAAAGATAAGAGAAAGACAAAAGCTTCGAAGGCAGAAAGAGAAAGAGCTAGATATTCTCTTAGAAAAAATTAATAAGTTTCCAGATCCAGATGCAGGGAAGTTTAAAGGGAAAGTCTAATGGCAGTTAATGCAGCAGGTAATTATACAAAACCTAATATGAGAAAGACTTTGTTTCGTAGAATAAAAGCTAGAGCTACTCATGGAACGGCAGCAGGTCAGTGGTCTGCTCGAAAGGCACAGCTTCTTGCCAAGGAATATAAAAAGCGTGGAGGAGGATATAAGTAATGGCTAAACCAACACATTCATTGTTTCAAGCTTCAACACGAAGATCAGACACTATTAAAAACCTTAGAAAAAGGCTTTTATATACTTTAAATGAATTTGGAGAAGATGGTGTTTATAAAAACAAAAGTAAAAATATTTTAAGTCAACTTCAAAATGTATATAAAAATTTAGGTTCTCTTGATGCAGATATTAAACCTTCAAAAGAAACTATTAATAAAGCAAAAGAGTTAGTTAAGAAATATCACGATCCATTATTACAAATGAATCAAAAAAAATCTAAATCATTGTTAAAAAGATGAAGAAGTCACAGAGGTCATTACTAAACTGGGGCAAGCAGAAGTGGCGCACTAAGTCAGGGAAGAAGTCTAGTGAGACAGGTGAACGGTACTTACCTAGCGCGGCTATTGCTGCTCTTAGTGATGCTGAATATGCAGCTACAACCCGAGCTAAACGAAAGGGTAAGGCTAAGGGTAAGCAGTTTGTGGCTCAACCGAAAAAGATTGCTAGGAAAGTAAAACAATATAGGAGTTAATTATGGGATGGAAGATTGCAAATACTGGTGAGTTATATGATGGGGAAACTCATGAACTCGCAGGAAATACTTACACAGGTAAGACAAGAACCTCTGAGTCTCGAAGATTAGAGTGGACTAACGAAGAACCTAAAAAGAAAGCTGCACCAAAAAAGAAACGTGCTAGGGATGCCAAGGGTAGATTGAAAGCTGATGACCCTTCTACGCCAGATATTAATGAGGCTTACGAACAGTGAGCTTTGTAAATACTTTGAAGGCAGAAGAGCTTACTATGCTTCGAAGAATTGTGAAGAAAGTACATTTTCAACACTTTGATGAAAAGCATGGTAAGTCTTTTGTAAATAATAAAATGATAGACAATGTAATCGAAAACATTGGTCCAGAAGTTGTTGAGAAGATGATTAAGTCTGGAGTTGACAAGGGGCTGCGCTAGTGGTCAATTTTAAATATAAACCAGATGGTAATGTTCTTAAATCATTTATGAAGAATGATATGTTCTTTCGAGGCATTCGAGGACCAGTAGGATCTGGCAAATCAGTGGGGTGTTGCGTTGAAGTATTTCGCAGAGCTTTGGAACAAAAGAAAGCACCAGACGGAAAACGAAAATCCCGATGGGCTATTATACGAAACACAAACCCACAGCTACGAACTACAACTATTAAAACATGGCTTGATTGGTTCCCAGAAAATGATTGGGGAAAGTTCACTTGGTCAGTTCCCTACACCCACAACATCAAAAAAGGTGAAATCGAGCTAGAGGTTATCTTCTTAGCATTAGATAGACCAGAAGATGTAAAGAAGCTTTTATCTTTGGAACTAACAGGGATATGGATCAATGAAGCAAGAGAAATACCAAAATCTATTATTGATGCTTGTACTATGCGTGTTGGTCGTTATCCTTCGATGCGTGATGGAGGTCCATCTTGGTCAGGGGTAATATGTGATACTAATGCCCCTGAAGAAGATCATTGGTGGCCTATAATGTCAGGCGAAGTTCCTGTTCCTGATCATATACCAAGAGAACAAGCAAAGATGTTAGTTAAGCCAGATAACTGGGAGTTCTTTACGCAACCCAGTGGTATGCTTGAAATAAGGGATGAAGATGGAGAAGTGTCCGACTATAAGAATAATAAGGAGGCAGAAAATACAAAACATATGCTTTCTAACTATTACTCTAATTTAATTAGGGGGAAGACAAAAAGTTGGATTGATGTTTATGTAATGAATAAATTAGGTTCTATCCAAGATGGAAAGCCCATATATCCAATGTTTGCACCAGAAGTCCATATTGCAAAAGAAGAAATAGCTGTTGCGGCAGGTGCGCCTTTATACGTTGGTCTGGACTTTGGGCTTACTCCAGCAGCCACTCTTGGACAGAAGATCAGAGGTCGCTGGCTTGTGCAGTCTGAGATAGTGGCCTTTGATATGGGGATTGTTAGATTCGCCGAGGTGTTGCGTGAGGAGATCTCCTCCCGATTTTCCCAAGCATCTGAGGTGTATATATATGGCGATCCTGCAGGGGACTTTAGAGCGCAGACAGATGAATCCACTCCCTTTCATATTCTGCGTGGTGCAGGTTTGAGGGCATTCCCTGCCCCTTCTAACTCTGTTGACCTTCGGTTGGAAGCTGTCTCTTCCCAGTTAACAAAGATGGTCGAGGGCAAACCTGCATTTTTAATTGATAGAAGATGCCCCCAGTTAATCAAAGGATTTGAAGGAGGTTATCAATATAGACGTATGGAAGTGAGTGGCGAAAGGTATGCAGATAAGCCAGATAAAAATATGTACTCTCATATTCATGACGCTTTACAATATATGATGCTTGGAGCAGGAGAGGGTCGTGCTTTACTTAATACTCAAAAGCAAGCCAAGCCTGTTGTTGCTACTAGAAATTTTGATGTATTTAACAAAAGGCCAGTAAAAGGTAGACGCCAAGGACTTTGGGCTAGATTATAATTGTGCGTTGCAAAAGTTTGATTTCTCTGATTTGGGGAAAATAGATAAGGAGATTTTTATGTGCGGTAAAAAGAAACGTGATCCTCGCATAGATGAGGAACAAAAGAAAGCTAGAGAAGAAGCTGAAGCAGCAAAAGAAATAGCTGAAAGAGAAAAAGAAGAGGAAAGACTCAAGCTTGAAGAAGAACAAAAACAGCAAAAAGAAACTGAAGCTGATAAGCTAGAATCTGATATGGGTAAATCAGATCGTCAATCTGAACTTCAATCAACTCCTGAAACGCCAAGTTTAGCTGCTCTTAGGAGAAGATCGAAAAGAGGAAGCAGAGCAGGTCGAAGTTTACTCAGAACAAGTTCAGCAGGTGGTGCAGGATACTATAGCAGGTTTACATAATGATCACTGATCCTATCGCTAAAAATTATCTAAAAAGATACGAGAAAGCTAAAGCTAAACGTACAAACTTTGTTGACGTATTCGAAGAATGTTATGAATATGCTTTGCCGCAAAGAGAATCGTTTTACTATGAAGTATCTGGTCAAAGGCGCGATGATAAAATTTTTGATGAAACTGCTGTTGTAGGCGTTCAAGAGTTTGCATCAAGATTGCAATCAGGACTTGTTCCTAACTTTGCTAGGTGGGCTGATTTTACCGCAGGATCAGAAACACCTAAAGGCGATAGAGATCAAGTTAATAATGATCTTGATGAAGTTACTGAGTATGTATTTGAGATATTGCAGAACTCTAATTTTGCACAAGAGGTGCATGAGTCCTTTATGGACTTGGCAGTGGGTACTGGTGTCTTAGTATGTGAAGAAGGCGATTCAATAAATCCGATACGTTTTTCAGCTATACCGTTGCCTCATGTCATACTGGACACTGGTCCTAAAGGCGATATAGATCACATCTTTCGAGAGAGAAAATATATAAGATATGATCAATTAGAAATACTTTATCCCAAAGGTAATTTTAATGATCAGTTAAAATCTTTTATGCAAAACAAATCAGATCAAACAACAACAGTATTAGAGGTTGTTTGCAAAGATTATAGTAAATTGAATCAAGAAGCATTCTTTCATTATGCTATTTGTATGACTACAAAATCTGTTTTGATGGCAAGACAGATGTCTGGTGTTGGCTCTAATCCATTTATTTGTTTTCGATGGTCTACATGTGCAGGTGAGGTTTATGGTCGAGGTCCATTGTTTAATGCATTGTCAGCAATTAAGACAGCTAACCTTACTGTTGAGTTAGTTCTTGAAAATGCTCAGATGGCTATCTCTGGTATTTATCAAGCTGAAGATGATGGTGTTATGAACTTAGATACTATTAATCTCGTTCCAGGGACTGTTATTCCCAAAGCTATAGGATCACAAGGATTGCAACCAGTACCAAGTGCAGGTCGTTTTGATGTGGCTCAGTTAAACTTAGATCGGGCGCAAAACAATATTAAGAGAGCATTGTATAATGATATGCTTGGAGATCCTAACAAAACTCCTGCATCAGCTACAGAAGTTGCTGAACGTATGGCAGATTTATCAAGACGTATTGGATCTGCATTTGGTAGATTGCAAGTTGAACTTGTTCAGCCTGTTTTGCAAAGAGTTGTATATATCCTTAAAAAACAGGGGCGTATTGAAATACCAACAATTAATGGTAGGGAAGTAAAAGTAAAGTCTATTTCACCATTAGCACAGGCTCAAGCTAATCAAGATATTACTTCTGTATCAAGATTTTTAGAATTAGCTAATCAAGCATTCGGTCCAGAAGCTGTTAACATATTAATTAACAGTGAACAAACAGCAGAATATCTTGCTAAAAAGTTTGGTGTTCCAGATAATTTAATACGAGATAAGTCTGATCGTGAAAGAATGATTGCATTATTGCAGCAAATGCAGCAAAGTCAGCCTCAAGTACCACAACCAATGGAGTAAAACTTGAGCGATAAACCTTATGTTGGACTTGATGGAGTTCAAAGATCTAAGGATGTTGATGAAAGAATAAGTTTAGATGTGTCTGCTTTATTATCAACTCCGTCAGGTCAATCTGTAATGAATTATTTAAAATCTATTACGACTGATATAGTTAACGGTCCGAATGTCTCAAACGATGAATTAAGGCATTTAGAGGGTCAAAGATTTATTGTTGGTCTTTTATCTTCTAGAGCTAATCATGGTGCTAATGTAAAAGCTAGGGAAAATAAAAAATGAGTGAAGAGCAAGTAACAGAAACAGTTAATGAATCAGTAAGCACAGAGCAACCTGTTCAAGAGCAAAGACCAGAGTGGCTTCCAGAAAAGTTTAATGATCCTGCGGATCTTGGTAAAGCATACAAAGCTTTGGAATCTAAACTTGGTGAAAAAGAAGATGACATAAGAACCCGACTTATGGATGAGCTTACAGAGCAAGCATCTGAAGGAGTTCCCTCATCAGCAGGTGATTATGAACTACCAGACTATATTGATCCTGAAGAAGCAACAGATAGTCAGTTATTGCAAAATTGGGCAGACCATTGTCATGCCAATGGATATACTCATGAAGAGTTTCAAAAAGGTATTGATATGTATATGGAAGGTCTTGGACCTGAGGTTGATTTACAAGCTGAAGCTGAAAGGCTTGGTGATAATCATGATGCTCGAATTGATGCTGCATCTGCATTTGCTAATAACTTTTTTCCAGAAGAAACAATACCTGCTATAGAATCTTTATGCTCATCAGCAGAAGGAATTGTTGCAATTGAAACTATTATGGAAGCCTTGAAAGATCCTTCTGTAACAAATCAAACAAACATTGCAGCAAATTTAAATGAAATAGAATTAACTGAAATGATGAAAGATGAACGCTATCACAATCCTGCAAAACGTGATCCACATTATGTTAAACAGATAGATGATGGTTGGAAAAAACTTCATGGATGAAGTTAAGATATTACAAAGTGGGTCATATTATATGACCCCTTTTAATAAGTACCATATACTGCAAATGCTTCCTATACTTCATAGTGAAACAGAAAAAGAATTAAAAGACCTTGGTTACTCATCATCAGTAGAAGCATTACTTGATTTATGTAATGATGCTGAAGTTTATACAGTTAGAAATAAAAGTTGGGAAATAATGATGGTGAGTGGAGTATTCTATTCTGAAGATCCACCACAGTTGTTTGCTTTATTTACAAAACATATTACTAATAATTTCAAAGGGTTAGCTAAAGGTTCTAAGCTTTTGTTATCTTTTTTAGATGAGTCATATGGTGAATTATCTATGCAAATAAGAGAAGAATATGTATCAATGTTGAACTGGGCAGTATGGTTAGGCTTTCATCCTACTGGCTTTACAGAAGAAAAAAATATTCGATATGTTGATTTTGTGCGTTGCAATCCTAAAAAAAATTATGTTTCAGATAAAACATCAAGGCCCGTAATACACTGAGAAGCCCGATAGGATACCTTCGTTGAAGATGTTGAGCGGACACCCAAGATGCAAAACGTAACTTAACTTAGGAACTGTAAAATGGCTAATACAATTGACCAAGCCTTTATTAAACAGTTTGAGACCGATGTGCATCTTGCATACCAGCGCATGGGTTCTAAACTGCGTAATACCATTCGTTCTACGAATGTTTCAGGCAATGTCGCTAGATTCCAAAAAATAGGAACTGGATCAGCGTCAACTAAATCACGCAACGGAAATGTCACACCAATGGAACTTGCACATACCAATGTGGAAGTAACAATGTCTGACTTCTATGCAGCCGAGTACATCGACAAACTTGACGAATTGAAAACAAATATCAATGAACGTCAAGCTGTTGCTGAATCTGCTGCTGCTGCGTTAGGTCGTAAGACCGATGAGTTAATCACAACTGCAATGGATGCAGGTGCTAACTCAACACAACTTCATGATACATCATCTGCTGTTGAAAAAGCAGATCTTTTATCTGTATTTGAAACATTTGGTTCAGCCGATATTCCTGAAGATGGACAACGCTATATTGCTATGTCTCCTGCAGGATTTGCAGACTTGTTTAATATTAACGAGTTTGCTTCATCAGACTTCGTTGGTCCACAAAACTTACCATTCGCAGGTGGTATGACAATGAAAGAGTTCTTGGGCTTCAAGATCTTTTCAACGTCTGCTGTCGCAGGTGGTAAGAACTTTTGTTACCACATGAGAGCTGTTGGCATTGGTGTTAACTCTGATGTTCAAACTGAAGTAAACTATGTAGCAGAAAAAGTATCGCACCTAGCGACATCAATGATGTCAATGGGTTCAGTTGTTATTGACAACAACGGCGTTTACGAACTGCTAGATAATAACTAGGAGGGTTAGATAATGGCTTTTAGTGCAGCAGGACTAACTCGTATCGGTGGTGCTTCTAATGCTAGCTTGTGGTTTTACACAACTGCAGATGCAATTGCTACTGTAAACACAGAAGGTTACTTCAATGATGCAGCTAATATGTTAGCTGTTCGTGATGTAATTATTGTAGCCGATACAAATACACCAACAACAAATCTTTGTAGTGTTCTTTCTAATACTGGAACTGTTGTTGATATTTCTGATGGTACAGCAATAGCTGAAACCGATGGTGACTAATAGGTTGGGGCTTCGGCCCCACCTTTTTCTAAGGATTAAATATGGCAGTAACCAGTACAAGAGCAGATTCAGCAATAGATATTTGTGCAAGAGCTTTAATATTGATTGGTGCTGAACCAATTACTTCTTTCGATGATGGAAACAATGAAGCACTTGTTGCTTCTAATATGTATGAAGATGTTGCTCGATCATCTTTAGTGAACACAAGATGGCGTTTTGCTACAAATCAAGCTATATTAAATAGATTAAGTGATGCGCCCACAGGTAGATTTGATGCAGCATATGAACTGCCTAATGATTGGCTTATGACTCATGTTATTACTGTAAATGATTTTCCAATAGAATATCAGACATATGGTCGAAAATTATTTTGTGATGCAGATTCATCAGATAGTTTAGTATTAGATTACACATATAGAGCAGAAGAAACAGATTGGCCTTCATATTTTACAGTAGCGGTTGAATACGAACTAGCTGCTGTTTTTGCTGTATCTTTAGCTAGAGACCAATCTCTTGCTCAGTTAATGACACAGCAAGCAACAATTACAATGACTAAAGCAAGAAACTTAGACTCTCAGCAACAAACAACAAGAAAGCTTACAACAAGTAGATTTATAACTAATAGGCGTACATAATGCGAAAAGTAAGAGTACCTTTAACAAACTTTTCATTTGGGGAAGTAAGCCCATCATTATACTCAAGAACAGATTCGCCAATTTATAATCAATCTGCTCAACGTGTTAAGAATTTTTTTTTAAGATCTGAAGGTGGTGTAATTAAAAGATCAGGTCTTGAGTTTATACACAAGTTTACTGATATAACTGTTAATACATCAAAGGTACAGCAAAGCAGATTATTGCCATTTGTTTTCTCAGATGATGAGCAATATATAATTTCATTACAGCATCAGAAAATAAGAGTGTTTCAAATAGATCCATCAACAGGTGATGTTTCATCTATTCAAACTATTACTCAAGATACTAACTCTGCGACTCTTGTTTTTGATCATGATTATTTACATGAGTATACATATGCTCAAGCAGGTGATGTATTATTTATTGCTCATAATACCTTTATGCCTCAACAGATTGTAAGAACAGGCTTAACTACTTTTCAAGTAGAATCATTTTTGTTTGATCAAAAATCTGACAATAAAAAAGTTTATCAACCATATTATCCTTTTCAAAGTGCAGGTGTAACTCTTGATGTAAGTAAAACAAGTGGATCAGGTGCAACACTAACTACAAGTTCTGCCTATTGGAATACAGACTCACCATCTAAACATATTGGCACAACTGTTAGGTATAATGGAAATGAAATAGAAATAACTGGTGTAACAAGTTCAACAGTAGCAACGGGAGATATTCTTGACGCTTTAACTGTTAGGTTGTTGCCAGACTCTTTAAGAACAAATCATAACTCAGATATTGTAGAAGTCAGTTTAGTTAATCATGGATATAAAGTTAATGATTCAATTACATTTTCTGATTGCGATACAGTAGGTGGTATAGCTATTTCCAATTTAAATGGAGCAAGAACAGTTCAGTCTGTTATTAGTGATGATAAGTTTACTTTTACAGCAGGTGGGTCAGCAAATGAATCGGAGTTAGGTGGTGGCACACCTAATCTTACAACTCATGCTCCTACTACAAGCTGGGATGAGCAATCATATTCTCAGCTAAGAGGCTATCCTGCTGCTGTAACATTCCATGAAAATAGATTAGTATTTGGTGGAACACTTGCACAGCCTGATACTATTTGGTTTAGCAAAATAGCTTCTTATTATAATTTTGATGTGGGCGAAGCTAAAGACAATGAATCAATACAGTTAACGGCTGCTATTGGTGAAGTTCAGCAAATTCGTCATTTGGTTTCTAATAGAGATTTGCAAGTGTTTGCAGCATCTGCTGAGTTCTTTGTTCCTGCATTTCAGAACCAATCAATTACTCCAACTAATGCACAAATGAGAGTTCAAACACCATTTGGTTGTGGCTTTGAACGGCCTCAAGCTATAGATGGTGCAACCTTATTTGTTCAAAAAGGCGGTCAGATTGTTCGTGAATATTTATTTAGTGATGCAGAAGCAGCTTATGTTTCTACTCCTATATCTACTATTTCTTCGCACTTAATTAAATCACCATTAGAAATGAATACATTATATGGAGCATTGTCTCGTTCTGAGAGTTATGTTTTTATATTAAATAATGATGGTACTCTTGCTGTATTTAATTCTAATCGAGCAGAGCAAAGAGCAGGATGGGTTGAGTTTGTAACCAATGGAAAGTTTCATTCTACTATTACTGTGGATGATAGAGTCTTTGCTAATGTTGAATATGATTTTGGAGATGGAACAACAAGAATTGCTCTTTGTGAATTTAACTCAAATTTTAATTTAGATGCAGCTAAAAGCTTTACTGGTACGGCAGGTGTTTTTGATGTATCTTCTGTTTTTGCAAACGGAGCAGTAGTCGATGTAATTGAAGGTAATAACTATGTTGGTTCTTTTACAGTATCGGGTGGTAATGTAGATGTATCAGATGTTGATAGTTCTATTACTTCAGTAGAGATTGGTTATTCTTTTGATGTTGAGCTTAAAACAAATCCTATTGATGCAAGCATTAGTGTAGGACCGCTTACTGGTACACCAAGAGCTATTGGTAGTGTTTATGTAGATCTTAATAGTACATTAGCTTGCAAAGTTAATAGCACAGCAATGATTGTAAGAAACGTAACAGATGATCTATCAGAGCAGTTAACACCATTTACTGGCAAAAAAGAATTTAGATTGTTAGGTTATAGTCGTGATCCTCAGATAACAATAACACAAGATGCACCACTTGATTTACAAATAAATGGTTTAGTTGCGGAGTTAATATTTTAATGTCTATTTTTCAGGTTATAGGTTTAGGTTTAAGATTAGCGGGTGCCGCTTCAGCAGCAGCAGCCGAAGAACAGCAGTCAAAAGATACTGCGGAAAATATGATAACAGATCGTATTCGTGGTGAAGCAGCAGCAGCCCAAGCACAAACAGCAAGGTATAGACAATACTTTGATGATGTTGCTTTTAATGAAGCTGCTTTATTAAAGAATAGAGATTTTGATGCAAGTGTTGCAGCATTTATGGACAAACAAAAAGATGTTACTTTTGATGATTTAAGAATTATGGCAAGCCAAGCTAACATGGAAAAATCTAAACAAACATTGCAAAGTCTACTAGAAATACAAAGAGGCAAAAACAGAGCAACAGCAATACGAATAAATGGAGCAGCATCTTTTATGTCTGGCTTACATGACTTGCAAGCAACAGCAGCAGCAAGCGGTGGTAGTGGAGGATAGTAGATGGCACAGGTAATTCGTAGAGGTGTAACAGCAACAAATAAGAGAATTGGTGTTGTAAATTTTGATACTGATGCAGGAGCAGTTGGGCAAGCTCTTGCAAATGCAGGTGAAACTCTACGACAAGCAGCATACAAAATAGATGCACAAGAAGCCGAAAAAGCAGGAGCAGATGCAGCCGCAGCTATAGAAGATTCTAAGTTTAGATCTTTTGACGAAAAAGGAAATCCTATAGCTTTAAAAGCTCCAGAAGGCTATGGACGAATTGCAAGATTAAAGTTTCAAGAAGTTGCTGAAAGAAGATTCATTGAAACAATGGATAATGATATTCGGCTTCAGGCTCAGAATCTTAGAGTCAAACATGCTAGAAATCCTCTTGGCTTTCAAAATGAAATGGATTCTTACCTTCAAGGTTTATCACGAGGGTCTGATGGTAGATTTAAACAATACATAGAAACAGTCGGAAGTGCTGTTCAAGAAGCTACATATATAGGTTTAATTGAGAAACAAAGAGAAAGATCAAGGCAAGATAACGCTGACTTTATTCAATCACAAAATGTTGATTCAAAAATTTCTATTGCTGCTTTATCAGCGCAAGGTAACCAAGGTTTATCTGACGCAATGTCTTTTGCATATGAAAGAGCTACAGCAACAAAGTCTGGAGAAGAAGCTCAACTATTTAGAAAAGGTGCAAGTCAATCATATTTTTATGAAGCTTCAGGTATTGCAGCAGCATCACATATAACTACTGAAGCTAGAAACTTTACAGCCTTGGAAAGAGCTTTGCTTGAGCAATCAATATCTACTGGTCAACTTTCTAGTAATACAAAAGTAAATAATCTTTTAAATAAAACAATTGAATATAAAGCAGGTGATGAAACCAAATCTATTTTAGTAAGGGATTTAATTGTAAGTGCTAATCAGGTTGAAGTTCAAAGAAAAATAGCTACTGCTTTTCAGGATATAACAAGTGTTGAAAATATTAAAAGGCAAGAAGCTGATCGTCAAAAAGCTAAAGAAGCTGAAAATTTTAGAATTAGAGAAGATGAATTTAACACTGGTGCAAATGAAGCAATAGATGATTTAATTATTGATTCTGTTCAAAATGCTCAAGAAGCTTTTTTGGAAGATGGTGATATTAATAAAAGTATAGCTTCTTCGTTTAGTGATTATAATAGTCTTGTTAAACGAATAGAAAACGAAGTAGCAATTAATCCAGAGTTTTCTGCTAATGAAGGTTTAGTTTTAAGAAACAGAGCTATGATTTCAGCAGCTATGCCTTTTATAAAAAGAGCATCAGCTTCAGGAGGAAAGCCAGATAATTTTATAGCTGCTCTTTCAACAATGGACGTTAACAGTGAAGCGTTTGCTGCTTCTACACGACAGCAAAAAGAAGTTATTATTGCTCTTAGTCAATATGGTTTTAACGAAAACCTAACTGGAGAGTTTTCTGCTACAATTAATCAAGCAGCAAGTGCTACAGTTGAACAAATTAAACAAGAAGAAATAACTTTTGGTTTAGTAAATGAGTTCCAAGACATACTTGTAGGTGTAAGAAGTGGTGAACTTAATGATAAAGATGTTGATAAATTTTTTACTAAGTTTGACAAACAAACTAAAAACTTTGAAGGAATACTTGCTCAAAGGTTTAAACTTACAACAGCATTAGATAAAGAGAATGCTCGAAAAGATTTATTATCTTTTTTATATTCTTCACCGCTACATGATGCTGCATTCATAAAAAATGTTCAGTATTATATGTTAACAGGTGATCCAAACTCTTTAAAAGAAGCAACTCAACAAAAAGTTGATAAGATTATAAAAGACCTTCCAGTTTCTAGCCAAAAAGAATTAACAACTTTAGTAGAAAAAATAGCAGTTGATAGAGGTCAGATAGAATTAAAAAAAGAAAAAGACCTTGAACAATACAACAATGTAAAAGATTTTGAAAATCAAAGCTTATCTAATAGCAAAGGCAGCAAAGTATCTCAATTAATATTAAATCAAACAGGATTTGATATTAGTGACGATAAAACTTGGACAAGGCAAAACATGCAAATTGCTGCAAAGTATATGCCAGAAGACATTATTAATCAGTTAAAAGGTTTTGCAAGAATGGATAGAGCTAAAAATCCTGACAACTTGCTTATGTTTTTTGGTAGATTGTATCAATATACATATCCTGATGGAACAATACATAATGTTACAGATGGATTCTTAGACGATGAAACAGAATTAAAACTAAGATACGCTTTAACAAGTAGACGTATGGGAAGAACATCAAATGCTGCTCAAGCTATGGAAGAGGTAAATAGACTTTTTACTGAGCCTAATGCGTCAGCTATACAAGCTAGAAAAGAACTTCTTTACGGAACAAGAAATGAAGGAACACAAGTAAAAACTCAAAAAGAATTTTTAAGAAACCTTCTTGGTAATGATTATGATGTTATGGTTGCTTCAGAGCTAGGTATGTACACAGATATATTGCTTGCTTCTAATTTACCTGATGATCAAATAAAATTAGAAATCAAACAAAAATTTGATACAAAATATAAAGAAGCTCAATATGTATTTGATTCATCAAGACCTGTTGGAGCAAAAAATAAAACACGCCATGCTTTGGATGCGTATCTTCGCCCACCAGAAAAAGAGTTTTTTGTAACAAGTGTTGAAAGTCAGCTTAATAAGTTTGGTTATACTTTGTATGATCATGTAAATGAAAAAGGCATTGGTAAAATATTTGACCCTACAAGTTCTGAAAAAGGTTTTATTCCTACTGTTTTAGTTCCTATGTTTCCAGAGTTAGTAAGGGCAGAAGACCAAACATTTATGCCAATGAAGTTAGTTTATGTAAGCGATATAGGTGATTATGAGCTTCAACCTATTATTATTAATGAAGGTACAGACAAAGAGTTTACTGCTGCTTTTCAAATAAAAGATGAGTTCAAGGATTACTTAGGTTCAGCAGGTTCTGTAACAGATGCTATAGGCTTAGAAGGTTTACAAGAATTGTTTAAGAATGCAACAACTGTTCTTGGCGGTGACAGATCTAAACCTGTTCCTTTATATTAGGTGATGTATGATTGATGCTTATTCAGTTACCCCATTCTTAGCAACAGACAAAGATCCTTTAGCTGTAGATAACAAAGCTACACTCTGGCAAACCACAGGAGCTTTGCTTGGTGAGTGGTCGCCTTTTATTGAAAACTTCTCAATGATGGGTGATGATATGTTAGATTATGATCCTGATTTTAATGTGGTAGATGCTGTTGGAAACTTAGATGCATCATATTCGAAGTATGCTTTTAATCTTATGTTTGCTCGAAGTGAGGATCATTTTAATTATTTAGTTGATAGATTAGATAGATCTAAAGCAAGACAAGATGTATTAGCTAATTCTTCAATAGGAAATATAGTTATTGCATCATTTTTTGATCCTATAAATTTAGTATCATTGCCTCTTGGTGTAAGTAAAACAGCTTTGCAAACAGGTATGAATGTAGCAAAGTTTAATGTTGCTTTGTCTACTGCTGAAGAAGTTATTAAATCAACATCAGATCCTGTTCGAAGAGATCCAACAATGTCAGCTTTAAATATTGGTACATCTGGTATTGCAGGTTTTACCCTTGGTAGTTTGGCAGGATTAATTAAAAGCCGTTCTGCTCCACAGGTTGTTAAAACAACAACAAAAGAAACTGATGAGCTTATTGATAAATTAAAAGATGCACAACAAAAATTAAAAGATGGAACACCTGTTGATAAAGCAGACCCTTCATTGGTAAAAAATTGGTACACTGATAGTTGGTTTTTTAAGTTTGCAACAAGCCCATTTAAAAGAACAATGCTTAATGATGAAGTTCCAACAGAGGTTAAACAGTTTCAATATGATATAGATGGTGACTTGGGGCAGTTACATAATGCTCATGTAAATGGTCAAACGCTTGGAAGATCTGTGCATATGGATCAACCAAAGTACAGAGCAGAGTTTGCTGTTTTATATAGTAAAATGCTTAGTGCTTTTGGTCGTGCTGAATCTGAAGGTGTAATTAAATTTTTAGATTATCCTTTTGGCAAACAAAGAAGGTTTGACGAGTTTATAACAAGAATTAACGAAAAGCGAATTGATGGGCTAAAAGGCGATAACGCTATAGAAGAAGAGTTAATTAATTCTTTAAATATCTTTGCTAAAAAATGGGAAAATAGACTAAGAGACACAGGACTCATTGGAACGCTTGATCATTTTAAAAAACAAAAAACTTTTTGGGAAGGAGTTATTGAAAGAAACGAAGGAATAATAAAAAGATTAGAAACAAAAGCAGGTTCTAGTCGAAAGCAAGGTTTATCCAAAAGTGACTTTGATTATTTAAAAAGAGTGCAGCAACGACTTGCAATGTACAAAGCTCACTATGAAGGCATATTAGCTACAATAGATGACGTTGAATTATCTCAGAGTACATCAGGTATAAAGCCACCTAATGAAACTGTGTTTCATCCAAGATATTGGAAAAAAGATTATATTGAAAAGAACAGACAAGATTTTTATAGGATTCTTTATGATTGGTATAAAGATAATCCAGAGGTTATTAAATGGTCGCCTGACAATCCAGTAGAAAGGATTAGAGCAAGCACTAGACCTGATGACATAAAAGAAAGAGTTAACAAAACAATAGATAACATTCTTGGGATGAATGATGAAACAAGTTTTGAAAATGCTTTTTTTGGTTACGGCAAATCAAAACATTTTATGCATAGGCAGTTAGATATACCTAACTATCTTGTAAAAGATTTTATAGAAACAAATCCTATGACAACATTTATGGCGTACACTATGAAGGTTGCGCCTCGTTATTCTTTTGCTGCTAAATTTGGAAGCAGAACTTTTGATGATGTAGCGGAAGATAGGTTTGATGATTTAATAGAATCAGGTATGAGTTTTGATAAAGCTAATAAGGTAATAGCTGATATTCGTACATCTTATGATAGAGTTATGAATACACCAATTAGAGCACCTCACTCAACATCAGCAAAATATGCAAGAATAGTTAAAGATCTTGCAACTCTTAACTATATGGGTCGTGTTGGTTTTTCATCTATATCAGAGCTAGGTCGAATAATGGCAGAGCATGGTGTTGGCCGTACTCTTAGAACTGTTTTATCTAGAAATGATTTAAAAATTAAACTAGCAGCCGATGAAGCTGCTAAAGCAGGTGAAGCATTAGAGGGTGCTTTACAAAGTACAAGCATGCGATTTAGCGATGAAATGTTTGCTAACCCATTATACCACAGTGTATGGGAAAGAGGTAAAGATGCTTTTTATATTCTTAATTTACTTACACCAATTACTAAAGGGTTAAAAAGATTAGATGGAACTATAAGGCAAGACAGTCTTATTTCTATGGCTATTAAAGAACATAATCCTAAATTAGCTAAACAATTTGGTTTACCTAAAATAAAAAAATGGGAACTAGAATATTTACGAAGAAATAATATTTCTGTTGAAGATTCAAAAAAGTTAGCTTTTCAAAAAGGTACTAAATGGGAGCGTGGCGACTCTGGTCTTATTTATGCAAACACTGATGAATGGACTGACTTAGAATTACAAGCAACATTTAGAGAGTCTTTATCATCTGGTATTTTAAATACTATTATGATGGGTACTTCTGCTGATCGACCTCGTATTGCTGATGGTGTTGCTTTAATACCTATGAGAGTCGCAAGACAGTTTGGTATGAAAGAAGATGCAAAGTACAAAGGTTATGCTCGAATTGAAAATCAATTCTTAAGTTTACCTTTTCAGTTTTATGGATACACATTAGCTAATATAAATAAAACTATTGCAGCTTACACAACTGGTCAAATGAAGTCACCAATATTTGGTACTATGTGGATGGTTGGTTTAGCGTATCTTAGCTTAGAACTAAAATCACAAACATCAAAAGGTAGTGAAAGAGCTTGGGATAGTTTATCTTACACAGATCAATTTATAAGAGCATTTGATTATTCTGGTGCAGCAGCTATTTACACAGATTTCTTTTATCAAAGCATTGCAACATCAATGGCACTTACTGGCGAAAACTATTTAGAAGGTTTGGTAAAAGAAAAGTTTCCAGAAGAACAAGGTGTTTTTAATGCCTTAACAGGAGTAGGTGGCGCAGGTCCATCAATACTAAAAGATTATGTTGATGGCTTTGTTGAAATGACGACAGGAGACTTTGGACAAGGTGCTAAAGAAACTATTAGAGCATTACCTTATATGAGGCTTTGGTTTATTCATGGTTTAGTAAACAACATGACATCAGCTTTAGATGATGCAATAGATGAAGATGGCGGTTTTGTTGGTTTTGGTAGGTATTAATTGTGCGTTGTTGTTATTTTTTTAAACTGTTATGGCAAAGAAAAGGATAATCCATGACTATTAACATTGCTAATAATGATCCTAGAGTATCCTATTCGGTATCTCAGGGCGTAACTCAAACATCATTTACTGTTTCATTTGAGTTCTTTGCTAACTCAGATTTAAATGTTTACGTTGATGATGTTCTTAAAACACTAACAGCAGATTACACTGTGTCAGGTGGTAACGGATCTACTGGATCTATTACAATGAGTGTAACAGGTGCAACAGGTGGATCAACTGTTGTTATTACTAGAGATGTAACACAAGAAAGAGTCACTGATTTTCCTAGTTCTGGTCCATTTGTCATTGGCAGCTTAAATACTGAGTTAGATAAATTTACTGCAATGGTTGCAGATATTCAGGATCAAGCAGATAGATCTATTAGACTATCAGATTTTGATACTGATGTATCAATGGTTTTACCAGTAGCATCAGATAGAGCAGATAAGATTTTAGCATTCGATGAGAATGGCGCAATATCTATGGGTACTTCATCTGATTTAGATTTAGACTTGGATACTATAACTCTTGAAACTATTAATACTCCTTCTCTTACTGATCTTAAAATAAAAAGTGATGTCAGGATTCAAACTGTATCAGGAGATGATAGAATTGTTCTTAGAAATGATACATCTCCAAGAATAGATGCTACTGGAACTCTTGAGTTAACATCAACAAGCACTTTTACAGTAGATGCCGAAGGCGACATTAACTTAGATGCTAATGGTGGCGATGTTCGTTTTAAAGATGGCGGCTCAACTAAATATACATTTAGGATGACAGGAGAGCCAAGAATCTTATCTCATAGTAATGGATTATTAATTGAGACTGACGCTTTTGGTGATATAAAATTAAAGCCTGATGCGCTTACTGAAGGTGGAGAAGTACAGTTGCTTGGCACAGGTAGCCAAGAAAGAATTGTGTTTTTCTGTGATGCTACCCCACAAATAAGAATGCTTCAGGGTTCAGGATCTTTAAATATATCTACTGAAGATCTTACTGCTGTTCGAACAGTTACATTTCCAGATGCTACTGGTACTGTTGCTTTAACAAGTGGAGGAACATTTACTGGTAATATTACTTTAGGTGATGATGTTGAAAGCAGATATGGCGATTCAAATGATTTAGTAATTAAACATGATGGTACTAATTCAAAAATAACAAACAGTACTGGTAATCTAAATATAGAAAGTGATAACAATCTTACGCTTGGTACTGCTGGATTTGGAAATGAACTTTTCTTTAAAGGTATAGCAAATGGTGCTGCTACTATTTATTATAATGGTTCAGAAAAATTAGCTACAACAACTAACGGTATAGATGTAACAGGAACTTTAGATTGCTCTGGTGATTTTACAGTAGCTACTGATAAATTTCACGTTGATGAATCTCAGACTAGGGTTGGTATAGGAACTACAAGTCCAGGCGAAATGCTTGAATTGAATGGTGGATCTAGTCTTGATGCCTATCTTAAAATTAAAAACTCTTCATCAGTTGCAGCAGGTCTTCAACTTGGTTTGACTTCAGGTAGTAATGTTGCAACTTTAGTAAACGCAAGTAACTCTGATTTTGATTTTAAAACAAATGGTGCTACTTGGCTAAAATTTGATGTGTCAGTACCTAAAATTGATGCAACTTATTATATTGAAGCTCCGTATTTTGAAGCGGTTTCTGATATAAATTTAAAAGAAAATATTGTTAAGTTAGAATCTGCTGTAGATAAAATAAAAACAATAAGTGGTTATACTTATAACTTCAAAGATAATCCATCTGTTCCTCGAGCAGGTTTGATTGCTCAAGAAGTAGAGCAAATATTACCTGAAGCTGTATCTACAAATGAAGAAGGTAATAAAAGTATTGATTATAATGGAACAATAGCTTTACTTGTTGAAGCAATTAAAGAACAACAAGAAGAAATAAATTTATTAAAAAGTAAGATAAGTTAATTATGTCAATAGGTAGTGTTAAATACAATCAATATGGAATGGATAAGATTGCTACGGTTAGCAATGCAACAATGGCTACTGCTTATGATTTAGATATTAATGATGGGACTGGAAGAATAAAAACAACTTGGGTTTTTGGATCTCTTCAAACTGATGTAGATGCAGAAGTTGCTATGAAATATAGTATGTTAGATGCAAGCGATAATGCTTTAACTATGCATGGTGCTGTAACTGCTAGCACAACTACTGGTAGATCAGGAGCAGGTTTATCAACAGAATATACTGAAGCAAACTTTATTTATTGGACAGCTCAAAATGCAGACTATACTACTTATAGCGGAAAGATGGCTCACTTCTGGTTTAAAATACATTTTAATGTGGGCGGTCAATTTGGTAATTCGCTTGCTAAACACAGAAGACACATTGAACATCAATGTATAACTTATACAGCTAATTGTCATATTGCTCATGGAAACAATGAAATAAAATCCACAACTCTTCCAAGAAAAATAAAATTTCTTGCTAGTTCTAGCGGTTATGGAAGTGCTAACGTAACCTTAAATGCTACATCTTATGCTGTGTTTAATGATTATACGAGTTAAATATGGGTCAAGTTACATATAATAGATACGGTTTAACAGAAATAAAAAACGTTGATAAACCTAACGATCTTTCACAAGTTGTTATTGATTTACATTTTGGTTCAGGTGGTTTTAATGACATAGATGATATTGCTTATCTTTACATAAGACTTCATACAAGAGTAGTTACAGATGGTAGAAGAGTTCAATTTGAATTTTTAGATGGTTCTCTTGGTGCAATAAATGCTCACTATAGAACTTCTAGTGCGGGAACAACTTCAACTCAAAGCGCGTCACAAACGGATAGTAATACTGTAATAAGACCCACATATTATAGTTCTGGAAATGATAATTCAGGATCACACTCGTTAGCAAACATGGTAACAAGTAATATTTATATTAAAAATATGAGAAGCACGAGTCCAGTTTCTAGATGTCATGGATATATTTCTTCTATTGCTGGAGCAACTAATAATTCATTGTATCCAGCAGATTGTGTTTTTATGTTAACAGAAGATACCCCAGTAAGAGCATTAAAAATTTCTGGTAGCAGTGGAAGTGATATTGAATTGATGGGTTTTGTTTATCATTTATGCGGCAATGTCGCAACGTAAGGATTAACTTTATGGCAATAGGCGAAGTTAAATATGGCGAGTATGGCTTAACAGAAATAGATAGCGCAATTAGCTCAACGGCTGTTAATTCTTTTGAAGTTGATATAAATGATGCTGCAGAATCAAACTCTGTTATTTTAGTTCAGGGAAGTTTTCAAAGTTCTGATTTGGACAATCAAGCTATTTATATTCAGTTTATAGATGCATCTGATGCAATAATAAATTGTAGTTATGTAACTAAAAATAGCTCAACAAATCAAGTTCTTAGAAATAATGCAGGAAACTCAACATTTTTAAGATTAAATTACTGGGGTCTTGGTAATCAAAACTCAACTGTTTATGATCCTATTGCGGCAGGTTTAGCTTCAGGATCAGCTGCGGAAAGTGCTGAGTTTCAACTTGTAATTAATAATGAAAGAAGTACATCTGCACCTATAAGACGCTGTTATGGTTTTCATCAAACTATTTTTTATAGTACAAGTGCAACTTTACATTTATCAAGAGGCGGTTTTGACGTTCGAACAGATACAAATGTTAGAAAGCTTCGCATCAAAGGTGGTGGTACAAGTAATGTTACTGCTAGTATAAAAGTTCATTCATTGTTTGCAAACGTATAAAGGTTTTAAAATGTCCAGCGCATATTTTTTTAGACAAAGAGAAGATGGTAACTATGATTACATTAAACAGGATTTAGATGATAATTCTGAAACTGTAATTCAAGTAATGACACCAACAGAATATCAAGACTTTGGTAAACCAAGTGATGAAGATGCATCTTCAGAAAACAGAAGTTTTCGAGATTCATATTTAGCAGAAACAGATTGGTGGTGTTTATCAGATCGAACACCAACAGCAGCACAGTTAAATTACAGACAAGCTTTGCGAGATATAACAAGCCATGAGAACTGGCCTCATTTGCAAAGTAGTGATTGGCCTACTAAGCCGAGTTAGATGATTGATCCTGCAAGTGCAATCGCTATAGCGACCACGGCATTTACTGGAATCAAGAAGGCGGTTGCAGCAGGAAAAGAAATATCACAATTAGGTAAAGACATTTCTGCTTTTGGCAGAGCTGTTTCTGATTTAGATTACATGGGTAACAAAGCGAAAGACCCTCCGCTGTGGAGAAAGCTTGATCCCAAGTTTGATACATCAGCTATTGAGATATGGGCAGCACAGCAGAGAGCCAAGGAGATGCGCGAGGAGTTAAGGGAACACATCTCTTTATACTATGGGCCATCTGCATGGGAACAGATCGTTCACATCGAAGCAGAGCAGCGCAGAATGCAGAAGGAAGCTGTATATAGAAGACAGGAAAAGATAGACAATTTAATTAACTGGATAATAGGCATTGTTTTAGTTGTTACTGGACTTGGAATATTTGCAGTAATTGTTTGGTTTATTGGTAAATCACAGGGCAGGTGGTGAGGTTGGTGGAAGTAAGACATAACAGGTGGGTTGTATATACAGATGACAACAAACTGGTTATACAAGTAAGTGACAGTAGAATAGCAAGGAGTTTTCTACATGGTAAAGATAACAGCGAGCGCGATAGACCAACTGAAGATACTGCCTAGACTAGCATTTCTTTGTCAGATTGTTTTGACTTGGAAAGTTTGTCTTTGGTTTATGACGCTCGAAGATCCAACGACACAACAATCAGCATTTGTTTCTTTGGTTACTGCAATGCTTAGTGCAAGTTTTGCATTGTGGTTAGGTAAAGAAGCTAAGACAGATAGGGTTGAATAATGATTGGTATACTTCAAAGTGTAGCTGGATTAGCTACAACATACATTGACAGTAAGGCAAAGGTTAAAGCAGCTGAAGCAGAAACTAAAATGAAAATTGCTACTGGTGAAATCAGTTGGGAGCAAGCTGCTATAGAAGCTAGCGCAGATAGCTGGAAAGATGAGGCTTGGACTCTTTGCTTCATAGCTATTGTTTTGGGTTCATTTGTTCCTTGGTTACAGCCGTACATGAAACAAGGTTTTGAGAATCTTCAGGCTGCTCCGCAGTGGTTTAGTTGGGCGATGTATGCCTCCATAGCTGCAAGCTTTGGTATTCGTACAATGAAAGGATTAAAGAAATGAGTTTTAAATTAGGCAAAGGAAGTTTGGCAAAGCTCGAAGGTGTTGATGAGCGCATGGTTGCAATAGTTAAGTATGCTATTGGAGTTAGTAAACAAGACTTTTCTGTTATTTGTGGTTTAAGAACTATGGAAGAACAAAGAGCATTAGTTGCCAAAGGTGCTTCTAAAACTATGAAGTCTAAGCATTTGGATGGTCATGCTGTGGATCTAATGGCTTACATCAAAGGCGTTGGTGATCGTTGGGAATTAAAACTCTATGATGAAATTGCTGATGCTATGAAGTTAGCAGCCAAAGATCTTGGTATCCCTGTTAGGTGGGGAGCCGCTTGGCATATTAATAATATTGCTGAGTATGATGGCACAATGGAGGATGCTCTCAAAGATTATTGTGATCTTCGAAGGTCTCAAGGTAAGCGTCCATTTATTGATGCGCCACATTTTGAGTTAAGAGTTTAGAATACCTTGTAATACTTGTTTTGCTGAATCCATAGCTTTTAATTTACTTGGAGAATATCCAGATTCTTCTCCGCTATCACTATCAGCATATGTAGAAAGTTCCCATTCACCTATTGCATCAAGTAACATTAATATTTCTTGTTTAGTAAGTTTTGCTGTTTTCATTGTGGTTTCCGTTTGGGTTTAACAATTCGTGACGCTACGTCACTTTGAACACAGTACATTTCTGTACCATTGGCTAAATTATAAAGTTTATCTGTTGCATACTGAGCATTGTAACAGGATTCATAGTCTTTAAACCAAACTA